GTGGTGTTAAAGACAGTAGTTCCACTATGCTTTAGTGTTACTGCTCCACCATCGTTTGCTTCAAGATAAGTAGTTCCGTCAGTTGCTTGCATCCGCAACTGAGTGCCTTTTATGTAAAGAGAGCCTGTTCCTTTTTCTTCGATATAGCTTGCACTAGCATCATGGTAAATCTCTAAATCATCACCAGCACCAAACGTAGCCTTGACGTTATCGCCAAGAGATAGGTTGCCTGTCATCGTATCTCCAGATATGGAGACAGATTCTGTATCACCTTGAGTGCTTAGATCGTTTAGTAAAGCAGCAATAACGCGCAGCTCACATTTATCTGCAGTAGAAAACGCACGCGCAGTAGTGCCATCTTGTGCCCGGACAACTGTAAGACTGTTACCACTTATCGCAGTAACTTTTACGATTTCTCGATTTGCGTTTACGTCTTCTAACGTTACGTATGTATGATCCGAACCGGAAAGGGAAGGGAACACTGAGCCATCTGACACAGTTAATGTTGTGTCAGAGTTCGTTGCATTTGCAGCTAACAGCGTAGCAGCGTTGTTACTAAACTTTACCGCCATCTTAAATACCTCGGGCTGTTAATAAAATTAACTTACAGTGACGCTCCACGTAATAGTCATCGAGTCCTGTGCGCCCTTGTTTACCACCGCAAAAACCGTACGACAAAGCATAGTTCCGCCAGAGCTAGCGTTAAGTAATCCAGCCTCAGTTATTGCCCCTGTTCCCTCACCAGCACCGAAAGTAGCAACATAAGTTATAGTGCCGCCACTAACAGTAGAGCTAGTTAAAGAGTTGCGATCTGCTTCTGCACCAAGGGCTGTGTTACCAGCTGCAGCTGCTGTAGAACCAGTACCAATAGCCATGTGAGACATGGCATTTACAGTGCCGTCTTTCATGCGACTAGCTACGTAGCCTTTACCAGAAGTCACAACCAGGTTTGGCACCTCTTGAACAACTTCGTTGTTTACTGCAATGGCCAAATGGCCTGTCATTTTTAAATTATCTTGTAACATTAAATGTCTCCTAATTATTTAAAGTAGCTGTGTTAAACGCCCCAGCATTTAGGCGAGAGGGCGCTAACGACCTATTTAATACAGTGATCGAGTCGGCAACAGACACTGTGTCTGCACGGCTTGTAACAAATACTGACGTGTAAAGGTCAGTAAGAACTGGCGTATCAATAACGCCTTTCTCAGTAGCAAAAGTTTGTGTATCAATAAACGACACAGCGTTAGATTTATTACCAACCGTGTCTTTTGTGATTGCACCAATATCAGTGAAATCATCCATCGTAATGGTGTCGGTAAACGCTCTTGAGAAAGTGAGTGTTCGAGAAAAAACATCTGACACTGATATGCCTTCTGCTTTTAAGGAATCAAACGAAGTAGTGGGTGAATCAAACACTACTGCGGAATCTACTACAGACTTGCTGTATGTGTAATTAAATACGTCGTCTGCATTTAAAACTTCATATCTATTTATTCCGGCGGTCAGCGCAGAGCTGTCCCCAATAGATATAGAGTCAGCGAATTGACGTTGTATAGTAAGAAGCACATATGCAAAATCGCCAATTGAAAAATCGTCACCTAAACTTTTGTCTGTATCAATTGACTGCAGTGAGTCAGAAATGTTGTCGAGTGTGTCTGTAAAAATTTTGTTGGTTGTTAGTGTGGCAATATCTGCTACGCTGAAGCCTTCGTCGCGGAAGTAACGATTCTTAGTATCGTAATCAAGAATAACTTCGGCAGCAGTTATATCACTAAAAGTAATAGAGCTTTTTATATCCGAATAGGAAATGCTGCTTCTTGGTGCTGAATAAGAAGACGATGCGTTTATTCGAATAAAAGTAACTTCTACTTTAGCCATTAATCAAAGTCGCTCCGAACTTGAAGCTTTATTAAGTCATATACCGTTTGTATGCCACCGCTAGAGAAAGTAATTTCTATTTCTCCCTCAAAAGTGCCCGCTGTATCTAGAGTTCCGGCTGGAAAATCAGTAATAACTTTGCCTGCTGAACCATCACTAACCGTGCAGGTCAACGTGCTTTTTACTGTTGTGCTGCCAAGTTCGCGTAACCGCAACCGTACTGTTGCCCCCGTTACATCAATTGGAGCCCAGGTGGCGCTATTGTTAGCGTCTAAAGTTTGTCCAGACGCAGCAGCGTTACTGTCTCTCAACGTAAAAGTCAGTTCAGGAAGCGTATCGCCTGCTACTAATTTAAGTGTGTCTGAATAAGCCATTTCACGTACCTATAGTTTATAGATTATATTAGTCTGGGTATTATATTTCCAGTAATTAATAGCACCAAAGCATTGGAGTCGTAGTGCGTATATCAACATGTATAAACGTTTTAGCAACGCCTATACCCGTAAAGCCTAGTGCCGCAGCATGTTTCACAATTGTCATTCGCTGACTACCACCATTTACAGCAATGTCTGCTGCAATACCGTGTGCATGCTGTCCTGGTTTTTGCTTTGCTTTTTCAAGGCTGTGGCCTTCTGGATCTCTGTATCCACTGGTTATAATAAACGGGAACCCGCAAGCAGCCCGTAAGTGATCTAACTTATGAATAAACCCCGTGTCCATTTCATTGTTGCCAGTTTCTTGGCAATCAAAGTCTTCCAATTTAAAATACTTAAACTCGTTCATTACTAATCCTTAAACATATACATAAATACACCAATAAAACCGGCCCAAATTGACGCGGCGATCGCTTGCCCTACTTTTACCACCTGAGAGTTAGTAGCTACGATCTCGCTGACTTCTTCTATCTTCTTTTCATTTTCATCAAGACGATATTCATGACGCTTGAGACGGCCATTTACACCGACGATCTGCTCTTCAACGCGCGCTACATTGCTCATTACTTCCGTCAACTTATCGATTTTGATTTCTATCCGGTCAAACCGCCGGTTAGTTTCTGGATCGTTCATAAAAGTACGAGCCTATAAGTAAAAACTAGTAGTATCGTTAGGGCACTACTAGCAACAATCGCCATGATTAGTATTTCAGGATCAGACCAGTCGGGTTTCATTTTCGTAGCTCCATTAGCTTTTTAGCGCCCTTAATCCCGAACGAACTAGAAATCGCAATAAATAATAAATATTGGTACCACTCCGGTAACTCAGACAGTGCTTGGAAACTTTGCTGTACGCGCTCTACAACCGCCATATCATCAGCGGCTATCGCATAACCTGTCATAAATATTGGTATGGCTAATATAATAGTCCAAAACTCGTCTTTCCAACTTGAGGCAGATGCATCCGCCATTTTGGATTCCCAATCAGCATCATTTTGAATGACATTCATCTTTGCTTGATGTTTGGCTTGTTTCTCTTCAGCTTTATTGTTTAGGTAGGTTTTACCTAAGTCTGCAACTGGGCCGAGGAGGGTAGTTAATATACTCATATCAAATTCCTAATACACAATGCTATAGCCAGGCAAGATGCGGTCGGGGATAACTTCCCACCCATCTAGTATCGCTGACTCTGCAAGATCATAAGTTGGGCCTAATAAAGGGGCTAAAGGCGTGCTGCCCCATTTGTCAGCATTCATCATAGAAGTAATAATCGACATAGGGCCGTTAAAACCAGATCGGTCAAATATTTCAGTCATATACTGGCCCCAATCCATACGGTCCGATCGGAAGTATCTACCGCCACTCTGGTTAACACCTGGAAGTACGCCTGCAATTAAATACTTAGCTAATTCTCGTAGCTCGAGGCTGATCATGGCGAGTGGCATAAAGGCAACACCCGCTAACGCCAAAGTAAGTCCAACACCGCCTAGCTTCTCTAAACCACTGCCGCCAGGTTCTTTAGCGCGCGCTTTAGCCTCTCGGATAATGCCGCCACCGATAGTTTTAGAGAAGGAGTATAAAAAGCTCTTTAGCTGCCAGATCAAAGCGAAGCGAGGATCGTTTGCCCATGAGGGACGCTCTGCTGAGTTAGGACGCAGCATTGAGCTTTCGACGAATCTTGTAAGGCCATCTTGAACCCGTCGCCCAGCGTCAGAATCAAATGACCTACCATCTGCTTCCCACGCTTTGACATCTGCGGCTGATACGCCCAGGTCTCTTAGGTAACGCTCAGATCGAGGGTTACCGCTATCATTTACTGCATGGCGCAACATAAATTGCACGCCCATATTCGAAGCAAACTCTCTAGTAAAACGGGTAAACCAATCAAGGCCGATCGCTCGGAAGAACTTATCGCCAATGGCCCGCGCTTTGGGGTCCATATACTCATGATCAGCGTCGGTCATCATCATATTTTCCATTGTGCGCTCTGAGGTAACGCCTAAGTCCTCGCCAAGCTCTTTAGCTTCTACTGGGTTCTGAATAGTTTCCTTCATCGCTTTCCACGCCATACCGAACGCATCAAAGTCTTTGCCGTTTAGTACTGCTCCACCCAGTTCCGTAATGGACGACACAGTCGCAAGTGGGAGTAACGTGACCCACTGGAACAACTGCATCCAGCTGTTAGCGGCTCGTAGCTTGGGGCCAAGAGGCTTGCGGGTATAACCCATGTGCCTTTCTAGCATCGCTACGACTTCTTTTCTGTCAACAGGTGACAGCTTGTCGAGTTCTTGCTGCAAAAGGTCAGTACCATCAGGCGCGCGTGTTGCACGAAGGAACTCGTTACGAGTTGATTGGTCCCGTATATATTCCTGCAATGCTTCCGCTGGGGGTAGGCTGAAGTCTTTTAGTTCGCTAGGGCTCAGGCTGTTTGTAAATACTCGAGCCGCCTCTGCAACAGCTGATGGATCTGTTGCATCAACGTTAATTTCGTTTTCATCCACTATGCGTTTCTGCAGCTGGACTAGTTTGTGTACGGTGTCACGTATCTGACTTCCAGTCATCTGAGAGTCTTTGCGGAGCATCAACCCCACAAAGGCTTCTGGGTCATCTGCAATCTTCGCGAGGTCCAAGGCAACTGGGAAATAGTTATCTCTTTTGCCGATCGTGTTACCTGGAGTCTTCGAGATGTAGTTGTCGTACAGCTTGCTCAAGAACTCTCGTATCTTGCGCGCATCTTCTGGGAGCTGATCGGTTGGGATATCAGCGTCTCTTGCTGCTTCCAATGTCGCTGTAACTTCAGGTGTAGTCCAATCAGACCCAAGAATCTTCCGCACGTCGTTCATCATGCGCTTACGAATCGCTGCTTTACGCTTTACGAAACCCATGTCTGAACCTTTGCCTTCAGATTGAGCAGGTATATACATCATGTCTGCAATCTTGGTGCTAATGGTTCGCAGTACGCCATCCTCTGTACGAACAAGCTGGGTAGCTTTGCGAACAGTAGGATTACTCAGTACTTCATTAACTAATCGAGATAAGGACTCAACACCTTTCTCAAACTTAGACTTTGGCATTGCGTCTTCAATAGCTCTGACAAGAGCCTTTTGCTGGAAGGTAGCTTCTTTTGTGCCGACCTTGTTCTTAGCAGCAGTCCAATAGCGTTGTTTGTTCTCAGTAAGCGAGTCCATGTACGTAGTGAATTCTTGGTTCTGTGCGTCTTTACCAAACCGGCGTCGCATTTCTTGCGACATGCTTTTGAACATAGATACAAGCTTGTCTGCAACTTTCTTAAAGTGGCTGGCCGACAGGTTCTTAGCTGGAAGGGTTTTTTTCAAATATATGTTCTTAGCGTAGATTGCTACCTGATCTGAGTACCATTCTTCGAAGGCTAGCTCGTTGTTAGGATCTTGATATGCAGCAGGCGCATCTTTAGCAGCCCGAGCCTTTTCAAACTCTCGCACTAAACGTCGATACAAAGCTGTGTTATTCAGCGATCCCAACATCTCTTCTTGGATCAACGCATGCCCCAACTCGTGAGCAGTGGTTAACGCTGTCTGAAGCTGATTGTCTGAACGGTTGTCTACAAGAATCACATGCGCATCATTGAAGCCCATGTATCGGCCCAACGCAGTCGTGTTGTCTTGGAGAGCGTTTATTTGCTCGCGTACAGAAGCTGCCACGCGAGGGTCTGTAAACATCTCGTTGAACTTAGCCTCTGACATTTGGCCTAGTTCTTTCACACCAAGAATAGAAACAGGTTTTTTGAGTCTTAGCTTTTTGACCAGAGCGGATGTGACCTGTGTGGCCAAGCGACCAATGTTGCCTGCTGGGTAAGTCGCGTTCATCGGGTTGCGACCGCCTTTACGCTTAGGCTTCGCGGATGAGTAGCCCCTTTTTTCTGGGCGTCCAGCTTCGATGTTTAAGCTAGAAAGCGGTAAATCTCCTAATTGACGACGCGTGTCCTCCGCAATCTGTTCTTCAGGTGTTAAACCAGCTAATGGTTCCAGATCAGCAAGATCTTTCTCAGCAGTCTGGAGCGTATAATTACCGTTGTCATCTTGTTCGATAACTACTTCGTTCAGTCCGCCAGCGTATTGTTTGTCATTGACCGCCTGCTCCAGTAGCCCTTGGGGCATACGCGCATAATAACCGTCGTTAAAATCAGCTTCTGTATCTACTTCAACTTTAAAATCTTCACGAGCTCGTGAGAGGACCGTTGACGGCGACGTATCAGAAGATACTGGTTCATAGGTGCGAACTTCGGGGGCAGAGCGGCGGCCACCTTGCGGACGGTTCAACTGCCGTAAAGATGTGGGGTTGGTTTTTGTGCCACTAACTCTAATTCGATTACTTTGTATACGGGCTCTCGGGCTAAGCTCTCCGAAGATGGATTCGCCTTCGATCTGTATGTCGTAGGAGTTATCAGGGTCCGCAAGCATCTCTCCAGCAAGGGCCGAGTATGCCTGTTGATCATTTACGCTCGCGAAGTTAATACCTTCTCTCTTAGCCGCGATTCTCCGGCCAGCGTTAACTAGGTCAGCCAGAATAGCCATTGTCTCTTTACCGTCTGGTGCAACAACTGTGACCTTAGCTTCAGCTTTGTTTTTGTTATTAAAGTCATCGTTCTTTGCGACGCGGTCTGCGTCTTTAACTGACTGTGATAAGAACTCGCCGATGGGAAACTTCTGATCTTGTCCTCCAATTGAGAACGTCTCTGTGTCTGGGGTAGTCTCGAGGTTTAAGTCATACGCGCCGTCTTTGCCCTCAGTAAGAGTTACCAGAGCAGTAGGGTTCGCCTTCTTAGCTGCAACAGCTGCCTTCAACAGGCTTTCGCTCATGCCGCCGTAGTAGTCACTGTCCCAATCGATATCCATCTCATCGCCAAACACTTTTTCAAAGGCTTCCTGAGTAGGCTTAGTGTTCTCGTACTCTTTATCTTTATTTCGCGGGGCATACTCTTTGAGTTTCGTGGTTTCAGGCTCGAAGATACCGCCGCCTTCGTCGAACCCAGTAGTCTTGCTACCGAAGCCCATTTCTTTGTTGACCTGCTTAGCGTCTTGGTCATTCATCGGACGAACTACTGGACCCTGTTCTTTCTTCAGCCTGCGGTTTCTAGCTTCAAGAGCTTTTTCTGTTGAAGTAACTTCGATCTTACCGCCGTCAGGCATAAGGCCATTAGCTGCACTTAAAGCAGAGGAGAGGTTCTGTTCTACTGTCAGCTCTTCGGAAACAACACCACCATCTTTGTCAAAGACCTGCACGACCTTGTCGCCGTCTTCGGTTTTTACGTTGCTATACCCGAGCGCCGCTTGTAGCACTGTATCGCTTGCTTCTGCGGCAATAACGTCGTCGACAATTTGCTTGCTAGTAGAAACAATGGTGCCGCGACCAGGGATAAAGGCTGCATAGCCCTGTGTCTTTGACTCACCGACTTCTACTGGTGTGGCGATGTTTTCTTTTGCGCCGAATGCTGCGGTTGGACCTGCTGCCCAGACTGCCTGCTTTGTGCTACTAGAATTAGTCATAGCATCAAGCTGCGCGTTTATATCTGCCTGCGGCTCTTCAGTCGTGTACCCGCTATTGATGTCCCCGAACTGCTCTTCGTTTACTTTGTCATTTATCTGTTGTTCACGACCTTGATCTATGAGCTGACGAGCTTTGCTGAATACGCTAGCGCCGGCGCTACCTGTGCCCGCTGCAGCTCCACCCCCAAAGAATCCAGCAAATGCTGATTCTGCTAAACGGAGTTTTGCATCTTGAGCAGTATAACTATCATCCATCTGCATACGGTTAGCGACGCCAATACCTTCTTGTACAACTTCAGTAGCGCTTTCTAATGCGCCACCTTTTGCAGCACCGCCGCTTATATCTTTCGCGAGCTGACCAAATAAAGAACCTTCTTTAACTGCTCTTTTTGATGCAACCCTGCCAACAAGTTTTAGCATTGCAGCTTCTGCACCAACACCAATAACGGCTTGAGGTAGGGCCACTGCAGCAGCTCGACCAGCAGTGCTGCGGTCTAAAGTTTGTCCAGCCTCAAGTGCTTCAGACAGATTGCCACCTGCCATTGGTATATACTCTGATATGCCTGCACCTGCATAAGCGCCTTTTCTAAATACAGACCAAGCTGATTGCGCGAGTTCTCTCTCTACAGCATCAGCAGTGCCATCAGCAGTGTTCTTTAATGCATCTTTTACAATACGGTTAGCAACAACCTTGCCTGCTTTACTGATACCTGCTTTACCTAAAACAACTGCTAGTCCGCCAGTACCACCAGAAGCAATTGTGCTTACGGCAGAGGGGAATAGTTGGCCGGTTGATTTACCAATCTGCATGAAGAACCCATCAATAGTAGGCTCCTCGATGAACTCACCGAAGGTCTCCATAGTTGAAACAGGAATCGCAGCTTGGGCTTCTTGGATTCGCGCTCGACGCACATTTGTTTCGGCTGCTTCTTCATCGCCAATAGCTGTATTGAAAAGGGCTTTGAAGTACTCGATATCTGCGCCGAGGCTTTCACCTCCCGACTTTACACCCGCGACAAATGCGTCACCGATGCTATCTGGGTTGACGGGCCCTGTATCAGGCAGACCCTGAATGACTTCCTCGCCACTGAAGCCGCCATTAGCGCCCGAAACAGGTGTCTTAAAAAGGAAAGACTGCAGAGCGTCTGAAGCCATAAATTACTCTCCTTTTGGTTTAGGAGTATTCGCGATGGCTTGTTCTCTAACTATCTCATACACGCTCTCTGATATGTTCTGAAGCTCTTTAGCATCGATTTTTTCATCAGTCTTATTACCATCAGCATCGGTGTAGTAAAACTCTGTAGGATTCTCTGTATCGTTGGCGATGACTCTTCTAAGATCGAAGTCGATCGGGTTGTTATTATCAGTGACTTCACCACGCACAAAGAAGTCAGCAATAGACTCCGCAATACCGCCGTCCTGCTCTCCTGCCAGACCCGCCATACCTAAACTGATGGCAGCATTAAGTCCCAGCATATACTGATCTGCTTCCGCCTCGGTTCTAGCAGTCTTCATACGAGTTAAGAAACCGTTAAGCGCAGGGCCTTTGAACAACTGGTTAGCTGTTTCAGCATTAAAGTTTTGTTCGTCGCTATTTTCACCAAAGAATAGTTTTGTTGTCGTCTCAATAAGCGCCGCAGACCTTTCGTTTGCGGTTTCAAAATCTCCTCTGAGAGCGTCATTAACCGACTTGTTATACTTAGCGCGGTTTAACCGATAAGTTCTTGCGGTAGCACCATCGTCAATTTCATCTTTACGACTCATGCTTGGGCTGTTCTCTACGTTATCAAACAGGTTACTAAGCTCACGGGACATCTGTGCGCGAATAGTTGGATCTTTCTCAGAGGCTAATATCGCCACTCGAGCAATAGCCTGGTCTTTCGCATTTAAGCGGAGTAGGTCTTTTAATTCTTTAATCTCGTTGTCTATGAGAGTCCGAGCAACATTTTGCTGTTCAGCTTCGGACATCTGTACTTCACCGCTATCAACCGCAGCTTTGACCTCTTCCGTAGTTTTACCGTCCGTAGCTGCAACAATAGAATCATTTTCTGGTGATTGCGGTAATACGGGCGCGGCTTGATCTTTGTTAAGATATCCGTCGATCTGTGCGAGTTCGGCCTTGTCTTTAAGCAGTCCATCCTTTTCAGCAGGGGGCGCTTTGAAGTTTTTCAGGCGAGCACGGTTTGCTTCTGTAGTCTTAATCCGATCGGCTAATTCAGCTCTATAACCTGTCAAGCGCTCTCGTGAATTCCCAGGGTTGCCGCGACGGCGGTTGGTAGTTACACCCTCCGCTGCAGCTATTAGTCGTCCACCTTTAGTAGAGCGGTCAACTTGCGACATATCAAACGCGGCTGCTGGTGCGTCAGGCTGTGGCGCACCATCTGAACTAGCGGGCGTTTGGCCTGTATCTTTCTGGATTTGGGCAATAACCTCGTTCGCTTCTTCTGGGGTTTTAGCATTAGCGATAACAGCTTTTGCTCCGCGCTTCAGACCCCCAGAGGGTAAAGCATCTAATGCATCGCGCTGTACTCTAAGGTCAGTAATTTTATCCAGAGTACCTTGACGCGCTGCATCAGCCTCAACTCGATCTGTTTGGTTAACCGCAGATACCCCATCAAAAACGCTTAAATCCGTTATTACATTCATACCAAATTCAGCGGCAGCCAACCTGGACAGCTGACCTGCTTCGAAGTTAACTACTGTGGATGTAGGGTCGCTAGATCCATCTTCGGTAACAGCACCCACAGATCCGTCTGCGTTCACTACAGTTACAGCGTAACCACCGTTAGGTAGTTGCTTAATTTCGGTTGCCTTTGAACCTTCAGGAAGGTCGCCGAACTGGGTAGCCATACCTAGAATGACTTGCTCTGCAACGGGGTCCCCGTCCTTAACGCGCTGCGTCAGCACATCAGTATCAATCGACAGGCCGTCCGGTGTTAATAAACCCGCTGTTTTGTATGTTTTCCAAAGTTTGTCGTTAGCAGCAGTCTTTTTTTCTGTATTAAATTTGTCTGTGGCTTGAGCTGTTGTAGTGTTTGCCCGAGTGTTGGCGTCACGGTTATACACGTCATTTATATTAAACTGGCGAACGTTCTCTTCGTAGGACTGATCGTACTGACGCTTCTGTTCGTCGAACTTATCTCGAGCTAGTTTGTTTTGGAACTGCTGTTGGCCAAAGGCTTGTACACTCTGCGCTCCACCTAAAATACCGTCTAAAAGTGCCATAAAAATATCTCTCTAAAATGCGAAGGCCATAATGGCCATAGCACCTAAGCTACCAATGGTGCTGTAAGTTTGTGCTTTAGACTGTGCTTTTGCAGCCTCAAAGGCATTTTGTCGTTGTGTAGCATTTTGAGCTGCGGAGCCCATCTGACTAAGTGAAGAACGATTTACGCCCTGGCCTATGTTGATTAAATCTGCAAGTTTGGCGGTGTTTGCTTCTCTCTGGGCAACACGCGCGTCACTTACAGATTGAACTGTCCCTAACGTATTAGCCCGATCCAAGGATCGTGTTTGTTGTTGCATTTGAGCAGGGGTTAAGGCAGCGCCATAACGACTAGCATTTCTAGTAGCAACACCCGCTGCGATGCCGGAAGCAGCAGCTGCATCTTCTCTTGCTGCATCTATAAGCGAAGTATCGTTTTGCACATCTTCGAGGAGTTTTTCTTCAAACCCGCGATAATTATTGACATAGTCAAGATATTCCTGACGCGTCATTGACGCATAAGCAGCATCTGGGTCACTTACTGACGGCAAACCTATACTGTTACCAGAATAAGCGTTTTGATACCCACCTCGCTGAGCCTGAGTTACGTCAGCTGGCATAGTGGACATACCATACATAAAACTTCCAGGTAGCTGTGACATTAAATACTTCCTCCGAAATAATTCGTGTAACCTAAACGATTGCCGAACCCTGTGACAGATTGCCCCGCATCATTAACAGGATTAAAGAAAGAGCCTGTGACTGTCTCCGGCGCTCCGGGCCCCATCTGACCGTCTGGCATTGCACCTTCTTTAGTACCTGAAGTTGCTTTGTTCTGCATACCCTGCATGAGAGCAGCGCCTGCTACTTGACCTGCTGCAGTCATTTTTGCGTCAGCAACCTGCTGTTTAGCTTTTGCTCTAGTAAGAGCCTGAGACGTAGCCAAATTAGCGGCTTGAGCCATACCTGTCTGCGCATCAGCAGCCTGACCGCGGGCTGTACCAAGAACACTCGTTTGCATTTTGTTCTTAATATCAAGTCCAGATTTGTTTGCTATGCCCAACTGACCTTGTAGTGCTTGAGATAAGTCACCGCTGTCCTCACCTCTTAGTGATCGCTGAGCTGAATTCTTAGAAAGGGCCTGCATAGTATCTGCATTTGCGCGCCCCCGTAGCGTTTTTGCTGAGTCATCTCGCAAAGATTGATCGCGCATCTTTTGCAGTAGAGGATCATACTTTTCTTTAAAGTATTTATACTCTGCCATCGCTACAGACGCTGATGCTTTCTCTGCGTCAGAGGCTTCGTAATCTTGTGCTTTCGGTTTACTTCCCATTACACATCTCTCGTATAAACAATCGTATCTAGTTGCCAGCCCTGAGATAAAACGTAATCCTTTAGCTCGGGTACTGCTGATCTAACTTCTAATTTTTTAAACCCACCAATCTTGGCTTGCTCTATAAAAAAATCTTGATGCTTTGTGACTAAGTTATTACCTCGTTCCCAAGCCCACGCTATCCAAACAAGCATTGTTCTTTCATTAGTAAACAGGTCTGTTTCTCCTGTTGTTACAACCATCCCGTCTTTAGTTGTCCACAACGTCGCTTGATCCTGTTTGCAAGCTAAATATACGTCCGCTGCTGTATAAGTTAGCTGCGGGTTAGCTTCTAAAATTTCTTCAATCGCTGGAGCTACCCAGTGGATATTTTCTTCAATATCCGAGATAACAGGATTAACCCCCGTTACCATAACGCCTGCGCCTTGTTCTCCACGCTCCTGAAGTTCCGCCATACTTAACCGTTCTAGCTACACCGGTGTCCGCGCCCCGCGCTTTGCGTTCAGCTGCAGTAACACCTTGGTTAAATAGAGTGCTGTAGACTTGAGCCCCGGTAAGGTCAGTCCAATCTTTGTTTGGGATTCTTAACAGCCGGAAGAGGGCACCATTAATAATAGTGTCCCTATAGTCATTCATCACATCGTTGTCGCAGGCTGTGCTTGTGTGCGTAGGCTTTAGAACGGCCCTTAAAATAGTACTGCCTACGCTAGTAGAAGTTGGTATAGGGGCTAGCCAAAAAAGACTAGCGCCTTGCTGAACATAATATTCAGGGACGCCGTTGCCCTCACGCCATTTAGGTATACGTTGCTCTAAAAGGGTAGAAGTAAGGGGTTCTAAATCTTTGCCAAGATGCGATACCCACAGAATCTTTTGTACTGTAGTACCTGATGGGGGCTCAAGATCATACTCATAAATATTAGCCACTGTAGTTAGTGGGTCCAATTCAGCCTGATATACACTGGCTTTTTCGCACAGTTCTATTACAGCTGACCTAATACTATTTTCAACTAACGTATCTGGACACCCATACACCATAGGCAGTATTTCAGGGAGAAGCGTCTCATAAGAAATCGCCATATTTATACCGCCGCTGTTCTACGTTCCATATTTGGATTAGTCATAGCATCTATCTGCCCTTTACCTGTTACCGATGCAGTAAACAGTTGGAAGTGGCTGCTAGCTCGCTGAGCGTTACCTGCATACTCCGCATCTTTCATGTATGCCATGTACAAGACATAGTTCATAATCGCGTTTGCATAAATATCAGGTATAGATAGTGTTCCATCTTGAGCTACAGTAGCTGGGTTTGAAGAGTAAATAATCTCTAAATAGGCATTACCCGCCACACCAGGATAGACGTAAAAATTACGGGGGTTAGCCTCGTCATAAACATAGTGTTTTACAATTGCAGAGTGTGCTGCGTCACCACTCACGGAGGGGTCATGCCAATCAGGGCTCTGAGCATCAAGTACTTCTCTATCAACTAATCGGACCGACCGCTTACCAGTTCCGCTGCTTGCAGCTGACATATTTCTAACTACTTTTAATAAACGGTTGCCACCAGTAGGAATAGACTGCTTTGTTCCAGTGACTAAAGGAACGGTTTCGTTTGCCGCGCTTGCATCAGGTTTTAATAAAGCGATCTCTCTTTGAGCGTCGTTGATCCATAACACTAGCTCTCCAACAACTGGCCATCTAACACCCGTTGTATCCTGAAGTACTGTTTGTGCCCTATCTATTACGCTTTGTACTGTGACTGCCATGATATATACCTATGAGTTGAGTATCGATTCCCAGGCTGCTTCCCGTTCATCTGTATCGACCGTTCTTCCCATAGCTTTGTTAACTACTGCTGCTTTGGGATAACCGTCGGTTTTAAAATTCTTTGGGTCACCTTCGTCCATCATCTTCTCAAGTACTGTTACAAGATCAGATGTGGGTACGACAGGTGCTTCTTCAATTACTTCTTCGAACACTGCTTCTTCAGCATTTTGTTCTTCGACATATTTGTCGTTATATTCTTTCGCGCCCATCTGTATCGCTAATAAGCCAACTTCTTCTGCTATCTCTCTTGGAACGCCCGCTTCAAACAAAACGGCTGTTCCACCTAGGGTGGTCACTCTTAATGACGTTTCACTAACAATCTTCATGATTAACTCCTATATAAATAAAAAGCCCCCTCCGAAGAGGGGGCGGTTGTCTTACTGTGCAGAATCTAGACAGATAACGCCGAAGTCCTGTACAGATCCTGAAATGTCAGAATTGTACTTAGGCTTGCGAAGTCCGAAGATCTTGCCTACAGAGATACCAGACTGGTTGCCATAATCGAAAGTATCTTCAACCATTTCAGGCAAACCAATGTCAGCCATAGCTAGGGCCTGAGCACCACAGAACAGAGCACGCCCGCCAACTACGTTAGCTGCTGCGCCCCACTTGTAGCCAGCTGCGCCAGCGTTAGATGAAGAACCAGTAGTAGCACCAGAAGTGTTAAACACATGACGGAACTCATGGATCATTACACCGTCAACCATCAACGATGAAGAACCAGCGAACAAGCTGTTAGAAGCTCCTCGAACGCCAGCGTTACGAACGTTAGCGATGAAGTCTGCATCAAGCTTGAGGTCAGCCATTTGCTGTGGAGTAACAAACATGTGGAAAGTTTCCTGGTTACCAGCACCACGAATACCACGGATGTAGTTATCTTTAGCGTAAGCCTTGAGGTTAACAATGTGGCGATACTTCAGAGTGTCACCAGCTACCAGAGCAGTAGTGTCACCAGCAAGAAGGTCGTCGCCGTCTACTCGAAGGTGGCGAGCTGAAGTAGGGGCAGACACGTCTGACGCAAACTCAAGGTCAACCAACTCGTGTCCAGCAGAGCTAGAAGTAGCCCGTAGACCACCATTGTTCTTGTGAGTGTATGCAACACCAGATAGAGACAAGAATGCTAACTGGTCACATCGATCAGCCATTGCATAAGCAAGTGCGTCACGAGATTGCTCTCGGAAATTAACAACAGTCTTCTGGTCAGTCATTCGGCCAGCAATTCTGTTTGCAAATCGCAACTGATCAAGCTCGATGGTTATGTCATACGCGCGGAGGGCTTCTTCATTTCCTTCCAACGTGTTGTCACCAGTGATGCCGTCGCCAGTCATGTCAGCAAGCAAAGTGATGTTAGCTTTAGTGCCTTTTTGATTTTTAGTTAGTTCAGTTACGCGCTGTACCATTGCGTTTGAACCAGAACCAGCGAACTGGTTGATGAAAGATTGGTTGCGAGCTACTTTCCAGAAGTCGCGGCTCCACATTTGGAGTTGGTCGCCAGTAAGCGTACCGAAGTTTGTTAAAGCCATGATGGCCTCCTATTAAATTGACAAAATAATTTATGCGGCACATGCCGCCTTATCAGCCGACTTAAAGGAGCGGCTAATCCGTATTCCCGTATCGTGGGACAACGAACTAGCGCTTATTAACGAGGTGCGACCTCGACAGGTTTTACGCCTTTGTAGGCGAGGGATACGTTTTTTACGGCTACGGGCCGACCCCATATCGTAGGGATGGACGTATGTACAATATTAGTATAGGTATTATAACAATGCAACACTTACGTGTAGAATATAAGACTCACAACAGTGAACCCAAAGAGAATCAAGGCGAGAGCCAACCCTACCCACGTATTTATGTCCGACCAATCTTGACCTGATATCATTTAAATATCTCTGTTATTTCTGGGTCTACGTACTTAGGTTTACAGTACGCCCGTATAGGAACAGGGTATGCTTCTTTAAATGTAATACCTGCCGTGCCTTCAACGCCTTGCAAACTAATACTTCTACTAAAGTATGTGCATTTGTTTAGATCAGCCCATACACCGTACTCTTCTGTTTCGATTACAAAACCATCGGCAGTCAGCGTTTCCAGCATTAGAGCAAATACTAACTGCTTCATCTGACAACTGTATTCTTTACATCGACCCACATAACTCTACAGACACAGTCAACTGCCTCATATTTACTGGAGGGTCTTGCTAGTTCTTGACACATGTACAGACAGTGTTGCTTTTTTAAGTAATACAGTGTCTTTTCCTCCTCAACTTCGCCATTAACGAAGAAAAGGAGGGCAAACACCATTTTCACTTTTTAGCGAGTAATGCTGCTACTAACGCTTGGATTTGCTCGTTAGTCTTTTCTTGGATCTTTTCTTGCCGAGCCAAAGAGTCAACAATCGCATCAACTTTAGTTTCTGTAACAGCTTGTGCTTGGCCATTTTCAGCCGCTTTTTTAGCTGTCTCTTTCACTATCACTTCTATGCGTTTAACTTCTTTAGTTGTAGTTTCAGCGTTGGCTTGTGCTGCGCCATAAGATACAGCACCAACAAACAAACTAACAACCAATGGGATAGCCCAAGTAGGTATCACTATGCCTTTATCACTCATTTTTTACCTCATCTATAACGTGATGTTTTCTTCGCAATCTTTTTAGGTTGCTTAGATACTTGTTTACCCGCCTTGGTGTCTTTGCGTTTCTTTGCGGAAGTTGCCGCATACTCCTTTTTGGTTAAGCTTTCTCTTGCTTTTTTTGGTAAATACCGCTCACCAGTTGCTTTTTTACCTTGTGTGCTGTTTTTACCGGATTTTGTCCCCCATTTTTCATTTGTCCATTTAGATAATGACTTTTGGGCTTTAGTTTTAGGGCCAGAATAGCTGCCGCCTGACTTTTTGTATCGTTGTGTGGCTAACTGTGCTTTCCTAGCAGACCATTGACCCGGTTTTCCGCCTTTGCTGCCTGCTTTTACTGCTGCAACAATACGTTTCCACTTAGGTTCGTCACTTCTAGCCATTAGATCACCACTTCGCTCTGTTAGCCCAGTAGGCTGCTGACATTTTTCCTTTGGCTATATTTTTAGCATGACGCGCCTTGAAGCTAGCCCGTTTCTTTTTCATACGGTCAGATTCACCCGCTTTGGGTTTTCCCGCCGTTTTCGCTCCTTGCTCTCCGAATCTAATTGTCTTGATTTTGTCACCTTCCTTTGCAACAACAATGTGGCTTTTCTTCGGATGGGACGGAGTCCGTTTCGGTTTATTGAATCCACTAACCCCAGCCCTCGCGAGCCGGGGGTCTTTTTTTGATGCCATATATCACCTCTTTTATAAAATGTCGCCTCGTAAACGTTTTAATGTTGCTTCAGGTAATGCTGCGAACTCATCTTCAGTCAAAGTGCTTAGGTCAATCCCTTTTTCACCGTGTGTCGACGAGCTTTCACCTGGTAATTCAGGGGGTTGAGATTCTGCCGCGCGTAACTTCTTGCTTACTTCTGCTCGTTTCTTCGCCACTTCATCACTTTTCTGCGCTTTCCCAGCCAAACTAGGGGCTTCTCCAACTGATTTATCTAAATCGTGATCTTTAACAACATATTTCACAGCTTTTGATAGGGCATCTACTGCTTCATATCCTTTCAAAATAAACGCATCACGTAGTTCAACAACTTCGTTGGTCATATCTTGATCAAACTCTTCGGAGTTATTATTAAAAACTGGATAAGCTTCTTCCATTGCGCTTGCAGCCTGCTGCAGAGCAGTCATTTGACGGTCTTTATTAACGGTTTGAGACATCTCTTGTCTCATTTCATATTCAAGTTGCTCTCGTTCTGCTTTTCTAATTTCTCTTCTAAGTGCAACCGCTTTCTCTGTTTCACCATCCAAGACCATGTTTTGGTATTCCACTTCTTTTGCGTCAAAATCATAGGATTCCGGCGCGTCTTGGGCTTTTTCATTTGCTGCATTTATCTCATCTAGTTGTTTTTGAAGAGCTTTTTGTTTTGCGAGTACTTCATCTAATCGTGCTTTAGGAACCATAGGTTTTTTAGCAGGTTTCTCGTCAGCTATTGACTCGGGCTCAGGTTCTGACTCCTCGTCAGGTTCTTCTTCGGTCTCTTCTTCGGCCACAGTCTCTTCTTCGGTTTCTTCGGCCACAGTCTCTTCTTCGGTTTCTTCGGCCACAACTTCAGCTTCTCCTTGTTCTTCTACCTTTTCGATTTTGTCTTCAACTACTTCATCGAAACTAAGGTCAACTGGGCCACTATCATCTTCTTCAATGCGATCTGCACCCGGCATTACGTCGAATTCGAGCGTGGTTTCTTCTTTGTTTTCTTCTTGCTTACTCATATAAGAACTCCTATCGTTCCTGTTGGGGTTGGGGGTTATTTCTTGCTTGCTGCATAGCAGTTGTCGCTATCTTAGTAGCCGCACTAGTCTCTGCTTGTCCCTGTCGTATCTGATTTGTCTCAGCAGACAGTTCTCTTCTGAGGGCTAATTGCTCCTGATTCATTTGTATCTTGGCCTGCAGTTCTTGCATTCTTAGCTGTGGATTAATCTCAGCCTGCTCTTGTACCTTGGCAATATTGACTGCTGCTTCTGACTGTATCTTTCTAACTTCTGCTTCGAGCTTCGCTATCTCAAGTTGTAGCTGCTGCATAGCAACTTGCTGCTGAGCAGCCATAGCTTCTGCTTGCTCTGGAGTAGGGGGTTCTTGGCCAGTCATGGTGCGAATGCGTTTTGCTAACTCACCTTTCTTTGCAAGATGGCTGTACTCGACAATTGCGTCATCTGGTACTGCTACACCAACTTGTCTCAGGCTAATAGCCTCCGCAAACTGAACTTCATCGAAGCTGTCACGAGCAGGGGCGGTAGAGACAATCACGTCATACTCACCAACCATAAGATTATTTATAATCTCGCCTTCAGGCGTCATTTCATTTATGACCATAGGTTCGCGAGGTTTTAAAGGATCAGACTCGTTAGTAACCTGAACTACACGCTGCTCGGTATAGAACGTTTGTATAAGATTTAAAATTTTCTCTGCTAGGTACTGACGAGATTTACGCAGGTTATCAAGTGGGACTTGTATCATTACTGCGCCGCGATTTTGCTTCGCTTGTATTGCAACGCCTGAAACTTCTGCGCTGTCTGTACCCAGCATAGAGTCATTAACACCAGATATGGTCTTAATGTTTAGAGCCGCTTTTTGTGCAATTCGATCTAACCCCGTAGGGATCTGGTTTGCTCCGATTTTCTGCGGGGGTGTTGTGCCTCGGGCGTATTCAAGAACAAGTCCTGTTTCTGCACCATGCTCCTCTAGGTCATCAGTAGTCATACCAACTAACGATCCAGACTCAACCATCCATCCACTATTAGCTGTAGTATTAACTATATGCAGCTCTTGAGATGCAATCTTGTTCAACTGCTCTTGCGGAGATAATAAATTTCGTACAACACCGAAAGGTCGACCACGTCTGAAATAACAAAAGAAGGGGATAACCGTAAATTGATTGTAGGGTGACCAATCATCGTGCAGCACAACCTGATCGCAAGTAACTGTCCAACGCACTTTACGTATTACCTTACTAACTACTGATAGGTTGTGCTTCTTAGCAAACTTTTTAACTTTACCCTCAGACCACGCATCCGGAGCTTGACGTTGATCACCTGTATCAGGATCTACAAAAAAATCGCAGCGCGTTAGTTTTTTATGTTGACGTTCTACTACTCTTAATGCTTTTACATTTCGATATTCTTCATCACCTGGTACTCCGGCTCCAAAATAATCGTCGTTTGTTTCCGTATCTCCAAAACGTGTCTCCTGATACTCAACAGAGTCTGGTCCGAAACTCATGCCATTTTCAGCGACGAAGAGTAGTCTCTCGGCCTTAGCTTTACCGTATAGCTCTTCTATCTCATCAAGAGTCATCCACTTAGTTTCGAAGACTTCATTCCAGGACTTAGGATCAGCGTCTTTAGCATCAGGATCAATCAAGATGTCTAGCGGATCTTTAGCTGTGATTCGAATTTCACCTTCAACGTGGTCGCTGAAGTCCATGCGAACATCAAAATAACCACGCCCATCCATAATTAAACCGTCAGAAAACACTTGCTGCTCAACCCAGTCCAGCTTGTTGTTGTCGGATATTTGCATGTACAACTTATTCAACGTCTGCGCTACAGCTTCATCACCACCTCTTCGTGGTTTGAACTGAATGTCAGCTCGTCGTGTTGATTGTTCGCCAAGAATTGTATTTACAGTAGGGAGAATAGTATTAATAGTGAGGGCAGGGCGGCCTTCTGCTTCTAAAGCGGCTTCATCTTCACTGTCCCACTGTTCACCTTGATAATACTCATCACATTTCTGTGCCATATAAACGTAGTCTAAGTGCCCATTATCTCTAGCTCGTTCATATCTGGCCCATTGGGTACGTGTGATTTCTTCTTCCTTCGCTGGGTTGATCTTCGTTGCTTTTGCCATTTTTATGCGCTCATTGCCGATTTGGTGCGTTCACCTTTTAGTAATCCAGGAAGCCTATCTCGCCAGCTTGGTATGTATTCAACCTTTTCGATGAAGGTACTAAACTCTGTCATCATCAAACCGATCCATGCCAAGGCATCTACCTGGTCGTCGTGTACCCCATTAGGGAAGCGCAGTAACTCTGCTACCAAAGGGCCTGTAAATTGTTCTTCTTTAGGCAGAAATACCATGCCTTGTTGCATCCGACCTTGGATAGCTCTAGCTCGCGCCTCCTTATCTCTTCGACCTGTTTTAAGGTCTTTAAAATATGCTTCATATAACCCACGTTCGCGGACACGCTTCTCGAGGAACGGTCCGAGGGCCATCTCTATATGGCCCTTCTCAATACCTATGATTGATGGTTTCCAAACCTCGTACAGGTCTAGTATCTGCTCTACTAATTCAAAACCATCAAAACGCCCACGAACCATATCAACCACGAACATCTGGTCGTACTCATCTACACCAACTACAATACCTACGGTGTAGTCATTCCTATCCTTCTTACCTATCGCCAAATCCCACGCGCAGTAAAATTTCATGCGGTCATGGTCAATATCTTCTCGGTCGTAATAACTAATCATGTCTCTGGTGAAATAATCACCGTCATCAGCAACGGGGTTCTGCTGATATAACGCGGACCAATCTCTAGGGCCCACGGCTTTTTCTATCCTTGCTAATGCTTCTTCGTCGTAACGCTCGCGATGTAGGGCTTCGCCCTGGTTTCGGAACTCTTCGTCGACTTCGGCTCTGGCGGGGTAGTTAACAACTTCCCATTGTTCGCCATTATCAGCTGCTGCTTTGAGTAGCCGTCCAGCAAGATCATCGTCATGCCAACGAGTGAGAATAACGAGTACACCACCACCAGGAGCAAGACGGGTATATGCCGTCGAGGTATACCAGTCCCAAGTGCTTTCTCTAGCATTCTGTGATTCAGCATCATCACGGTTCTTTACGGGGTCGTCGATGACAAGGATATGAGCTCCTTTACCAGTAATACCACCGCCCACACCAGCAGCAACAAAGCCACCGCCACTAGTCGTAAGCCATGCTTCAGCTGACTGAGACTGCGGATCAAGGCGGGTTTTAAAAGCAGACTTAAACCCTTCTTCACGTAAGAGTCCACGGACTTTTCGGCTAAACGCCATTGCAAGCGAGCCCGAGTATGAACAACTGATAAATTCGTGCTCTGGGTTTCTACCCAAATGCCAAGCTGGGAACGCCACTGACGCAAGCGTGCTCTTACCATGTCTGGGTGGCATGAATAACATAAGTCTTGGAGACTTTTTTTCAGCGACATCTCTTGAAAAATCCTCTAGTCGTTTACAAATATCTTTGTGCACCCAACCCGCTTGATAATCTGGGTTGAACCTTTCCACAAAAGGTAATAACCGTTTGCGTGTTAAGAATCGTAAGGCAAGTTCTGCGCGCGCCTTCTCTTCTAATGTTGTTACTTTTTCTTCTTCTGGTTCGGGGGTCGTGGGCAGTGGTCCTTGCTCCGCGATGTCCGCTTTACAATAAACACAAAGACGATCTGTTCCCGCGTATAGTGTTTCGGGATGCGACACTTTGCAGCGTATGCATTCGACCTTGTTAACTTCCGTCATCTATTTCTCTTGGTACATAAAACTCAACGTGCGCTTGGCAGTTAGGGCAGCTGAAGTTAGAGACCATGATGTACTCTTCACAATCCTCACAACCTTCGTCTCCGCCCCATATAAGCTCTGTCTTACACGTCCAACAGTTCAACCTAATACCCGTATTTCTTTTTTGGCTTAGCTTTAGCCTTGGGCTTTTTCTTTGCTGCAGGCCCTTTAGCGGCGGCTTTCTTTGCTGCTTGTATCTTTAGTGCCTTCTTTGCTTCTTCAGCGCGCTTATTGGACATCGGTGCGCTAATCGCGGGTCGCGGTTTTTTCTTCATGGCCATAATTAATCACTCTTTGGTTCTAAATAGTTAATATCTTTACCTGCGATCTTCAACAGGTCCTCATCAGACATGCGTTCTAGCTGTTTCGTACCATTAATGTTGATATTTACTTGCGTTGCGTTATCTGGAGCAGCCAAACCGTGCAGTTTGACTAGGGAATCAGTGGTATTTTTCATCTCAGTAGCGTTTGCGGAGGCGTTATATGCCTCCATGTACATAAGATGTGCGTTTTGGTTGGTAAATTTGACCGTTTCGCGCATTTCTTCTCGATAATAGTCGAGCGCTTTTTGTACAGAGGGGACTTTTGCAGCAGCGTAGGCTGCTTGAGGGGAAGAATAACCAGCACCGCGACCCGCAGCCGCTGTACTCATACCTGAAGCGATGAGCGTGACCAGTTTTTCTTGCTGCATGGTCAGTGATCCGCGGCTTATGCCCATGTATGGCATATGCGACTGAAACTCGGTGTGTTCACTGACTAAATCAGTGGATTGTGACTCCTGTGTCTGCGCCATAATTCTCTGTATCGTTGTTGAAATACACAAAAGCAGGTGCGCCCTCAAACTCTTGAGACGACAGCTCTGTTATATAATCCTCGGCATAAGCTTCGGAATGCCCGTTAGCTATTACGATGGCGACCGCTTTATCGTAGTCGTACGCAAGCACTTCGCAGTTGTTACGGACAGTTGTGCCAACTATTGCAGCATCGAGCCCTTGTATAGCAACTACTTCTATATCCAGCATGACGCAATATTAGCTCAGGTATTAATTAATCGCAAGATTGTTCGTGAATTGTTTTAATCCACCAATAAAACATGTCTTCTGGTAGGTTATGTCGCAAAATATTAACACGGTAGCAAACTAACTGGATATTTTGTGGTGTATAACCAGCGTTTTGGTCAATTCTATCGATAGAAGCATTAAATTCTTTTTTACCAGTACCATCTCTATGATGAGTCATTGCAACACCGGATAATGCGCAGTGACCATCTTGCTCTTGCCATAATTTGACTAGAGTTTCAGTGTTAATCGTCCACTCATAATCTTTTGCTCGAGCGGATCTTGCTTGGTTGTGGAGTTTATTCAGGTATTCACTATAGGAACTGGACCACTTTTTACGTCGACTCGCGTATCTACACGCTTTGCAGTCTTTTCGGTTGTATCCCGCATCAGTAAAATCTTCAACGGGGTACTCTATTTGACAAGTTGCACAAGTTTTATGCGAGTCCATGATTCGCATAGTAACAGAATATAGTATCTATACTAATATTAATTACTTGAGAAATTTTTTTAAAAATTTTTTTAGGTTTTTGTTTTCTGAATCGCTCACGCACTATCTCCCTCCTTGCGGCCTGCGGCCTACGTACCCCGGATCGGGATTTATGGAACCTTGTTTCTGTTTTTGCTTTTGGAACCTTGTCCTGTTTTTCGCGCTTCACGTTCCGTGAATCACGGTCGGTTGTTTTTGTGTCTCTAACTTATAGGAGTAAGACATGAACACATCAGAATTATTCGAACGACACCTCAATCCTGAACGATTCAAGGGCAGCGAACCGCGAACCACTCGCGTTGCTCGCGCTCCACGAAGAACGAACGACGTAC